TCTTTCTGCCCGTACCTAAGTGTCGGGTCTTTGTTTCTGTCGCCCCTACGGGCTTCCTGTGAGCCACTTTTTTTGAGAGAGTGGCAGGTGAGGGCGAAAGGGGGGAAACCCTCACCTGCCGACCTTGCCACACTCAACGGTAAGTGAGTGCGTGACCTGTGTGCGCTAGATAAACTTCGGCAAGGTGGTGAGGAACGGTGCTACGCACTTTCTCGCCCTTAGCCATGCCTTTGAGCATTGCTATCGCTTGCTCAGGTGTCTCTGCTGTGTAGATACCAAACTGTTTCACGAGTGCGATACATTCCATCACTAAGTCCTCAGACCAACTATCGCCCTTGCCCGTGACACCACCATCGCTAATCCAAATAAGAGGCGAGTTGGAACGCTGACGCTTGGAGATAGCCCAACGGATAGCAGGCGCATCGCACCCATTACCACCATTAGGGCTTGGAAGTTCACGCACACACTTTCCTTTGTTGGCGACAACATACAAGTTGGGGCGAGTTGTACGCCCACCTGAGTATTGCGCTACAAGTGCCGATGGTGCGCTGAGTACCATCTCCATCACTTCATCGTGCGTGAGGCTCATAGAACCACTCGTGTCCATGAGTACCACGCCACCAGCACCTTTCACCGTTCGGTCAAAGATACGCTTGTCGGGGTCGGTGAGTAGGCGAGACATACGGCGAGGACTACGCCCCACATTGGTAGCGACACGCTTGCGCCCGATAGCACCCATCACATTACGCTCTAAGGCAGGCGTAGAGACACGCAACTCTTCCCACATTCCATCACGGCTTTTTTTGGGTATCTTGCCACGAGCGTTCCAGCCTTTTGTTTCTGCTAACTTGCGCTCGTTTGCGTCTGCGAAACCTTTGGCTTCTTCGCCTTCGCCTTCGCCTTCTTTGCCTTCGCCATCTTTGGGCTTGCCTGTCTTGCCTTTTGGCTGAGGCTCGCCTGTCGGATTATCGGTGAGCGCACCCACCATTTCTTCCAAATACTTCGCTACGCTTTCCACATAACCAAATCCACATAAGTTCAGGCGTGTGTGTGTGTCGTGAAGTTTCGGGTTGGCGTACTCGTTCTCTAACAGGTTACGAAAGTATGTTTCTGCTGTCTCTGCGAGAGCGTTCAGATACTCAACCCAATCAGGCTTTTTGCTCGCAATACCATCTAGGTACGGTGCGTATCCAGCACAAGCACGAAAGGCAATAGCATCGGCAACTGCCGAACGAAAGTCTCCACCATCTGCTGTGCGCTGACCTGCGAGATACTCGCTTCCATCGCTCAGGTGAGTAATGGTGTCAAACCCTGCTTGCTGTGCGAGTAGGTTCACACGGAGTTCCTCTACTCGTATCATCATTCCTGCTGTGGCGTATCCACGCTTCACCCACTTGTCAAACTGCTTTGTAGTGGGTGACACTTTTGCGTGAACCATCTCGTGCGCTCGTATCGTGCGTGAGTGTTCTGTGTCGTACATAGGCACACGCATCTCACGAGCATCTACGCCCGTCATTGGCTCACCACGCTGAGGCTGTACGCCTACGATGTTCCAACGCTTATCTGTCGTAGAGGCAGATAGGTCATTGCGTGTGAGCATCTCAGGCTCAGGTACTTGTGGCGTTGCGCTCTTGTTAGGCGTTGCCGTAATCGGTGTATCGGCTGACTTAGACATTGCTCACCCCTACTTCTGAGGGGTGAGCGAGTTCACGGCGATAGCGTCAATGATGCTCTTGGCTCGTTCGCCAAATACCATCTCTGATGCTTTCTTTGTTCCGAGTGCTGTACGCAACTTGTCAAAGGCGTAGAACGAACGGAGAGAGATACGGCGTTCGCCTGCGTCACACATCTGACGAGCGTACTCACGCAAATCCTCACTCATTTTGAGTAGGGCTGAGGGGTGAGGCTCGTTGATACGAATACATACAGGGAAACGGTCTTTGAGTGCCATCGGCAGTTCGCTCATCTGCTCAATGTTGGTGGTCATCACTACGGAGAAACCTTCCAACGGCTTGACCACTTCACGGGTCTGTGGGTGTTCCCATCGTGCGCTCTCAGGGCTGTCTGTCATTGCCAGCAATGTTGCGAACACATCGCCACCAGCCTTGTCAATCTCGTCAATGACGAGGCGACCACCTGTAACGGCATCACCCTTCCACGCACGGATAGCCTGTCCGTCAAGCCATGACCACGAGCCATTGTCGTTAGGTTGCCAGCAACCTGTCACATCTGAGTTTGTCATGTCATCGGTACAGATAAGACGGAACGCACCACTCTCAATGTTTCCGTAGTTCAGACCTGCGTAGGTCTTGCCTGTGCCTGCTGTTCCAAACAGAATAAGACGGTCAATGCCAGCCTCTAATGCGTCTGCGACATCTTGCCAGCACTTAGGCAGTTTGTCTTGTGTTTCCAATAATGTTGCCATTGTAGTTCCCCTTTCATGGGAGTTTGTAGGTGAGTTTGAGTGTAGCGACTTTCTTAGTAGCACACAACTTGTTAGCCATTATTTCTATTGGCTGTTCTTGTAAGGGGTGGGCGACCATGATGCTGTCTCCCACCCCTCACGAGACTTTGTGACTAGGCGACCTGCGCTTTGTCGGTGGACTTGGACTTCGCATCAGGTGAGATGTTGTAGGTACGCACCTGTGAGTAGGTGGTGACGGTGGTGACTTCATCGGCAACGCTCTGCTCAATGATGATGCCAACTGCCTTCTCAAAGAGGTCTGCGTCAATGACGGTCTTTGTGACTTTCTTGTAGATAGCAGGCTTCACGAGCATTGCCAACTTGTCTGCGTCAAAGGCACGGCGTGTGCCTGTGGTGATGCTGACCTGAACGCCATCTATGACGCTCTCTGTCAATCCAGCAGTTGCTAACGCCTTACGGAGTTCTGTCTCTGCCTCTTTCTTTGCCTTCTCTGCCTGTGCGCTTTCCTCTTTTGCGAGTAAGTAAGCACGGGTGGCTTGGTCTATGGATAGTGCCATTGTATTTCCCCTTTCATTGGGAGTTGTAGGTGACAATGAACAAGTTACAGGTGATAGGACAGAAACACAATGTGTCTTTTGTCACACTCACAAGGCTTGCTCGCTGTATGAGTTGTAAAGGTACAGGTGACACGGCGCAATAGCAAGTTATTTCTTTGTGTCCTTTGTCACACGGCGCAATCGGGCTGTCGGGGTCGGTGTGGGGTGGTGGAGATGGTGGGCTGATGGTGGTCGGGGGCAGGGGGCTGGTCTTACGCCACCGTCGTTCTGGCGTTAGCCCCGTTGGCGGCAGCAGGGGGGGCGGGGCTTCCAGCCAGATGTCTGGTCTGGGGGGTTTCTGGCGCATCAACGCGTTGAGTAATGTTCACTAACCGATGTGACAAACGCCACACATGAATGTTTGACAAATGCTTGACACTTTCAGAAAGTGCCTGTATCTTGTTCCTTGTAACACACACCTATCCCACGAAAGGGGAGAGACATGACAGAACAACTATTACAGGTGGCATCACTCGCCAACCTGTCAAATCCCGAAGGTGGTGATGACCCGTTCCAAATGGAAGAAGCAGTCATCTTCGCCTTCACTAGCGATGGCTTCCGTATCCTTGTCCGTGAAGCAGATGCGTACCAAGCATTAGAGATGGTGACTGACAAGCACCTAGGCAGTTGGGAACTCGGCATCGGCATCATCACAACAGGTTGGGCTTGCCCGATTACCGATGATGGCACAATCGCAGAAGATGGCACAATGAGTACCCCACCTAGCGAACACCCACTTCGTCGCCGTGTGCGTCTTGTGAGTTGCGTGGACAAGGCAAAGCACATGGTGTCATCGCTTCGTTTCGCTGACGACCCTGACGAACTCATCACCGAAACAAGTGGCTCAGGCACTCTCGCTAACGCCCTAACAACAGCAATCGGCTTCATGGTGGCTCGCACGAACTAAGCCCCACACAGGCTCGCTCAAAGCCCCACCGACTTCTTGTGTCGGTGGGGCTTTTTGCTGTCCGTGAACTTGTTGCCCACCTGCTGAGTAGTCGTCTTCCCCCACCGTCATAAGTAGTACGGGTGCGCTTCGCAGCCCCGGCGGGTTTGCCATCCCAGTTACCATCCCAGTCGGCGGCGGCAGGAATAGGGGCATAAAAAAACCCGTTGAGTGCGTCAGCGTGAAACGCACCCAACGGGCTTTATGACTTTGGCTTGCGCCTTAGTCAGATGTTTAGAGGAACAGGACTAGGAAAATACCCACACAGAAGATGACAGCCATCATTTTGCGTAATACTCCATAGCAGGGGTGTTCCACGCAGGCGCAAGTCGGCGAGCGAGGCTTGCGACCACCCACATCATGCGTTCTTCTGAGATGCCGTGAACATTCAGGTACACGCCTTGCTCTAACTCGTCTAGCACTATGTCTAGAACCTCTGAGCCAGTAGTGCCGAGCGTGAAGTATTGCTCTTCCAGCAAGTCCACCAGTTCTTCGTTAGTCAAGTCCGTGAGGGGACTTTCGGGTTCTAAATGTATGTCCATGTATCTTCTCCTTGTATTAGACCGAGTGATGAGCCGTTGTCCCACTTGACATGAAGAGTACCCATGTCGTCAATGTAGTCCACAACGCCTTCATCACCGTTGCGTAGTTTTGTGTATGGGTCTGAGCAATGGATAAGGCGTACTCGCTTTCCAGCGAATACGCCCTTCACCCATTCGTTTGCGAGTTGGTCAATGCGCTTCATTAGCAAATCTGAAATCCACCACAGTTTGCCAAGAAAGTAATGAACTCACGAACATTCTTTTTGTCAAACGGATAGTTCTTTGCCCAATGTTGCTGACCGCCAGTTCCCTGACAGCCGTTACATTCTTTTGTTTCTTCTGTCCAGCCCTCAGGCTTCTCAACAATGGTGTAGGTCGGAAGTTGTCCGTTGCCGTTGCCTTCGTTGTCTTTCTCATTCATCATGGCTTCCATGAGGTCGTAAGAGATAGATGCCTTGTATTCGTGTTGCTCTTTCGGGTTGGTGTACCAAGTACGCTTCCCTGTCGCCTGACAATGAACACATGGGCGAATAGGCAAAGACGCAAGCCATTCGGTGCGTGTCTGCTCGTAGTTGTCTAGCGTTCCGTCACGCAGGCTCTTGCGTAGTGCCTTAGCGAGAAGCACAGAGTCCTCTGCATCAAGCCCATCTCCGTCATTGGAATAGCCATTCTCAACCGTACAGGTCAGTTCAGGTGCGACAAACTCGCAGTATTCCCATAAGGGTCGCCACCACCACACATTATTGCGGAAGTATGCGCCCTTCTCATTCTTTGGCTCTACGCCATAAACATCCATTCCCATTGGATACCCCTTTCTAGTAGGTAGTAGAGAGTGTAATAGACACATGGCACTTGTCAATAGGTTATTTTTGTGTCGTTCGTCACACCTGTGCATGAACTTGTGCAAGTCGCATCCGTGCTGGCGAGTTCTTCCGCCACCGTCGGTTTTTGTCTGGTAGCCCCGTCCGGCAAAAACGCGCCGCGGGGCTTCCGTGCCATCTGGGAGTTCTTCTGGGTTCTGAGGCTGTGACTGGGCAAAACAAAAGCCCCACGCCGTAAAGCGTGGGGCTAGTGTTTCGGGTTTGCTCTTGCGATTATTTGGTGATTGCGTTTGCAAACTTCTCAGCGTCAAAACGGTAGTTCTCGGATTGAAGGGCTTTGGCGATTGCTTTGATAGCCTCGTCAAAACCTTTCAGCGTTGCTTCTGCCTGTGGCATCATGCTCGCTTCCAAGTCTTTGCGCTTGTCGTTGAGAAACTTTGCCAGCAGGACATAGTCCTTGCGTGTCATGGTTTCCCCTTCTCGGTGCTTTGGTTGTAAGTGAGACAGGTGCGCTTGTCTAAGGCGCACCCCCTACCCCGACAGTTCCCCCCTATGGTTTCAGGTCACAGATTATGTGGAGCAATCCCAAAAGGCTTCGGTTCAGTTGTCTCACTTGTAAGGGTACAGGTATCACCCACACGCCACAACATGACATTTGTCACAGAACAGGTGTTCGCCGAACAAGTGTTCGCATGAGACACAAAGGCTCAAACTGTCTCACGCTACGAACAGGTGTTCGCCTGAGACATTCGGGGGCAAACTGTCTCACTCTCTCGCAACTCGCCCGTGAACTCGCCCTTCGCCCGTGCATCTTACGCCACCGTCGCTTTGGGGTCTTGAGCCCCGGCCGGAAAAACCGGCCCGCGGGGCTACTGGGGCGACGCTCAGGTTGCCATCGGCAGCGGCGATGTCGGCTGAGGAAAGACTTGACATCGGCTTGGCTGTGTGCCTAAAGTGACTAACAATGAACTCACTACTATTTGTAATAGCCCTAATCATTGTGCTTAGTGCCTAATGTCACAAAACAACTACTTGACTAATGGCTACTAACTTGGTAGTCTGAAAGTCTCAACTCACAAAAGGGGGGAATCATGACTGATTCTGTCATTGAGTGGGAAGTGATAAGCAACACTTCAGACGAAGTGGAGTGGGACGATGCGAACTTTGTGTTCGCTGAAGTAGCCAACACGCTCATTGCTCATAATGAGGAACTCAACGAAGGCGACACTTGGTGGCGTGTTCAGGGATTCCCGTTGTGGGGCGGTGGGCGCAATGGTATTTTCCGCGCCGATAGTCCGATGGAGTTGTTGGAGAGTATTACCGTTCGTTCGGACTGGTCATTGCGCTACACGCTTGACCCCGAAACGATGATTCTCACTTGTCACCTTTCTCACCACGATGCAAGCGGAACTTTCACGGTGCAGGCAACGCCTAATCCAGACCGCTAATCCAACCAACCACAACCAAGCAAGCAAGCCCGTTCCCGAAAGGGGGCGGGCTTGTTGTTTGTACCCGCATCGTCTTCCGCCACCGTCATAGTAGTGAGACTGCCATCGGCAGCCCCGCTACCCGATGGCAGTAAGCCCCCGAACGTTCCATCTCGGCACGTTTGAGTTTGACTTTTTTTTTGTGTTTGACTCAGTTTTGACCACTCTGAGTAAGAAACTTCTACTTTTCACCACTATCCGTGTTTATCTAAGCAAAACTGGCAAAAAACTAAGGCCAGAAAGTCCCCGTCGAGGGCCGGTTCTTCTGGGCCGTGCGAGAGTCCCGATGCTCGCATCGCCCTTCGGGGCTTACGGGCGCACGCACGGGCGCAGTCGCACACGAGGCTGGCTTCCGATGAAGGGCTGTGACAAACGACACTTGTGTTTTGTGTTGTTGTTCCGTACACTTACAGTTGTTACATACACCTACACCCTTGGGGGGTAAAAAATGGAAGAAGAAAATAGTCCAGAGCAAGTTCTTGCGATGGTCGTGGAAAAAGCAAAACAAGCAAAGTGGATACTTTGTGAAGAGAATGGTGGCATAGCAGACGCACCACCAATACTCTTCGGAGAGTTCGCAAACGGCGATGGCTTCATCGCCCCCGACCTTATGGAAGGACACCCAACAGACACCTTGCCTGTAATGCTAGACGGCTTGCTACAAGGAATGACCGAGCAGTACGGAACACCAAAGTTCCTGTGGCTTGCTTATGTCGTAGAGGGCTACTGTCGTCCAGCAATGACAGACGAAGAAATGGAAAAAACACAGCGTGGAGAAATGGAAGAGGACTACAAACAAAATCCTTCCACAGATGTCCGTGAGGGCATTATCGCTACTGTCTATCCGTGGGACGGAGAAGCAATAGCGCAGACGCTTCTGTATCGCTACAACGACAACGGTATGCCTGTCTTTGACGACCCTAACGACTTCCAAGAGGTTGGGAAAACAGGTGGTGGAAACATTCCTGACTTGTTCCAAATGTTCATTACTCATTGTCGCCGTGTCGTAGAGGCAAACAACAACTAAGTCCCCCCAAGAGCCAAGGGGTCGTTCGCCGAGTTACATCGGTGGGCGACCCCTTTGTGCTGTCCCCGAATAGTTCTCTTCCCCCACCGTCATAATAGAGTTGGGTCTGCTTCGCAGCCCCGCTAGTATAAACATTATGACCTACGCCTTATTTCGTTGTGTATTTTGCGACCACCCAGTTTCAGTCGGGGAAAGTGGAGTGATGAAACAGGTCTTGTGTTGGGTTCGGTCAAACAACAACACATCTCCGAAGGGCATACAGAGCCAGCATCGGTACGCACACGCTGTGTGCTTGGAAACGGATTTACACGGCAGGTCTGAACAAGCCGAGACGCTGTTTTAGTTCAGGAAAAGAACAAGACCAATGGCGACAACAAAGATGATGCTCATCATTGGTGCGCCTTGCGCCAGCCACCATTGCCATCACCAAAGTAAGTGTCGGGCTTGCCGTTGCCGACTTTCTTCCAAGTCCAAGCCCAGCGACAGCACGAAGGGTGAAGTGTCCCATCGTCACCATCATCACGAAAGTCCGTGTGTATGAAGTTCGGGTGACAGCCACCCTGAAACTTGTCACCAAGCAACGGGAAAGTGGTCAGAAACTTTACAACGCAGTCGTGACACATACTTAGAAAGCGTGTCTCTTCTCCACCTATCAGCACATCAACGCAGTCGTCAAAGCCCCCGTAGTAGCCGAAGCAGTCAATAGGTAAAGACCAGCCCCCATCAGGGGACACGCTTTGTTGTGTGTTGCGTTGTTCTAAACCACAAGTATCACAGATAATCATGTTCTCTTTCAGGGTTGGTAGATGTTGTACCCGTATGGGTCGTACAGAGTCGTTGTCGTTTCGCAAGGGTAGTGGTAATACTCGCAGTCGGAAAGACCTTGCTTGTCGTCTCCGATGGAGCCAATAAGAATGAGAGTCGCGCCGATAAGACCTGTCCAAAAGATGAAGCGCACACACGACCTTATTGTGTAGTAGATGGGTGGGTGGTTCATGTCTACAAGTTACAAGGTGTACCACACAACATCAACATGACTTTTGTCACACAGGGAGAAGCGAGGAAGGGAGTGAGTGAATAGACGGCGAAGAACAACTCGCTCTTGCGCCACCGTCGTAATGGGGCTGAGGGGTAGCGGGGCTAACGCGCAGCCCCAGAAGAAGCCAGGCGAAGGGGGTTGGAACCAGGCAAGTCGGTTGGTTTGCGTTTTGGTTTTTTCCTTTTTTGACCACGCAGCGTAATGAACTTTGTTTTTTGACCACTTTTAGTGAGATTGCGCCAAAAAACTTGACAAAAACGGACTTCGTGTTATGCTTTTTACCATCAGCACACCCGTCGCATCTGGGAGCCCCGATGGTAGCGATGCTGACATCGGGACTATCCCGCGCGCGCGACGGAGTTTCTCGGCTGTGGCTTGGTCTGCCTCGGCTGGCGTGTGACAACTGCCACTTGCGTTTGTGGCGTGTTGCTTGTACCCTACAAAGTGAAAGGGGGTGAAATGAAACTAACAAATACTGACCTGTCACTTATCGCATTGCGTAATCGTGACCGTTCAGGTCGTGACTGTGACCCGCAAGAAGTTATAGCCCAAATGGGCAGAATGAACTTTTTTGCTGTTTGCGGTGGCAAGTGGGCAAAGATAAACGCTAGTGATGGCGTGACTATCGGCTTGCTGATGCCGTGTGGCGAAAGTCGTGCGGTTGAGGTGGTGCTCAACTTTTTAGACCTGTATGAAGTGCGCCGTGTGCGCCTTGTGAACCGTGGCGAAGCCAAAGGTACGCTAGTCGTTGAGCACGAAGTGCTAGATGTTTACTGTGAGAACTTAGGCGATGCTGTCTATTCTGCTTCCTGCTGGAAGTAATCCAACCCAACAACCCAACCAACCAAGTGCGCCCGTTCCCGAAAGGGGGCGGGCGTTTCTTGTTGTGCGCATTGTCTTACGCCACCGTCACTAATAGTTTAGGGGTACTTGGTAGCCCCGCCCACCAAGTACCCCAGACGGAGTCACGTGAGCTCGAGCTCGAGCTTGGAAGGGAGAAAAAATAATGGAACTTCGTATTTTTTCACTCAAAGTTTTAATTTTTTCCTCAAACACAAAAGAAAGTGGGCAAAACACTAAGTCCTCAGGTGAAGAACTCACGTTCAGATGTCTTCCGACGGGTAAGCCCCGCGGCCGGATTTTTCCGTCCGGGACTCTGGCCCAACCCGTGGCCACGGGCCCCCGCTGCCGCTGCGACCACGACTGACATCGTGAAGTTCCATGTGCTGGTTCTGCTTGTGCTCGTTGCGGTTCGGCTGTGACAAACGACACTTGTCAAAGCGAGTTGTGACCTGTAACCTGCTACTTACTATCTACAAGGAGGTTTCATGCCGGAGTTCTATCCGGAAGAAGCCAAGTTACAGAAGTCAAAAAGATACGGAAAAACTTTTGGCAAGATGGTGAAGGCGTTTGAGGGCACCAAGTGCGGGCGATGCAGTCACATCATTGACGAAGGTACTAGTTGCGTTTGGCTTCGTGGGCTTGGTTGCTTTCACATACAAGGCGAGTGTCCAAAGAAAGAAGAGAATGAATAGTCTTCTTTTTGTAATCGCCATCATCGTTATTCTTTCTTTCTAAAAGAAAAACCCTCGTGCTTCGGTGCGAGGGTTTTTTTGCGCCTCTTCCGCCACCGTCAATTTATTTACAACCCCCTTCACAGCCCCGCTTGTGAAGGGGGTTGCTCTCAGCGCACGTTCCCCGTCGCCAAAAAAACTGAGCAAAAAACTCAAAGAACTTCAAGTTTTTTGTCAAAAAAAAACAAAAAAGTCATAAAACGAACTTGACAAATGAAAAAAACTTGTTATGTTGCTTGGTTTGACTGGGGTGTGTCAGGGTTTTGCCATCTTCGCACGGGAGCCCCGCATACCCGTTTTGGGGATGCGGGACTATTGCTGTCGCATCAGGTCTGGTTGCCCAGATGGCTGATGGCAAGCCTCAACCTTGCCGAAAGGTGCGCAAGTGTGACGAGTGTCATGTTGTTATTGCGCCTTGCCCCCTATAAGGTGTAACCACAACCGAGGGGGTGAAAAAAATAATGACAAAAACAGAAGCAGAACAACTTGCCAAAGGCAAGACGCTAGTAGAACTTTACGAGATTATTCGTCTTAGTTCCGAATACGAAGCGAACGCCGAAAACAACCTAATCGTTGAGGTAGTAGATGCAGAAATTCGCAGCCGAATGGGTAACGACCACCCAGTCGGACTCGCTGCACTACTTTCTCCACGCCGATAAGTCATAACCTCCCGTCTATTTAGGAAGAGAGGAAAATGAACAGTCTATTTTTTGTAATCGCAATAATAATTATTGCCAGTCTTTAGAAAAACCCTCACACTTCGGTGTGGGGGTTTTCTTTTTGTCTTCCGCCACCGTCAATGTAATTGTCAATCACTTCGGAGCCCCGCTCGCTTCGTACCGACCTTCCACTCACTACGCATCTTGTTACTTCGGTCTACGCCCGAAAGTAAACAAGAAACTTCGTTCGTTCCAGACGGTACTTCGCTCGCAGGCTCTTCGCAACTCTCTGGCGAGAGTGCTTCAGAGCCCCGTTGGTTTTTTATGACTTGGGCGCATCTTCACCAGTCCTCGTGCGGTCTTTGGTCAAGAGTGACAAACAGCACACAAAAAGGTTCTTGACTTTGACTCTTGTAACTTGTACCTTGTACATGGGCGGAGAACCCGAAGGGAAACTATGTACAATTTCGTACGCTCTTGCGTTCGTTTTGTGTTTTGGGGAACCATTGTTAGTGCGGTTTGGCTGGGCATCATTGCTATTTCCAACTCGTACGACAGCAACACCCCTGAATGCGAAACGCTCCACTACCCATGTGAAACACCAACAACCATCTATGACCCATACGGGTACGGGAACTAAAGGGGGAAAATGAGTTCTGTTATCTTTGTAGCAGTTTTGTTTGCGATATTAGCATTGTGAAAGGAAAAAGATGTCCCTGCTCAGGCAGGGGCATTTTTTTTGCCCTTTTTTGGCTACCTAGTAGCCCCGCTCACTCCGTCACGACCTTCCACTCAATACGCATTCTGCTTGGCTGCGCCAAAGCAGAAAACTACTTTCGTTCCAGACGTGACTTCGTTCGCAGTCTGCAAGTTTGCTCTACGAGCAAACTCTGCAGCCCCGTTGATTAATCATCTTCTGGTTTGTGGAGTCGGTCCGCGCGCATCGAGTCACGGGCACCTATCAAACGAACTGCTTGGACTCCGTGTGGTGTAATGATAAAACCATCACCCGAAACAACAAGGAATCCCATGGATACCAGCTTCTTAACAGCAAGCGCAAACGACTGTTTTGATGGCCGCGCGTCGCTTCGGAATTCCCGATACTTTTCAAATGTAAATTTTTCCATACGAAATCGCCCATAGTAGAGCAATTGCTTAGGAAGGGAACCGTAGGGAATGTCCTTCTTTGATATTCCGAAACTTGGATAACGGTCTGCGTGTGGTATTTGTTTACTTGGCATACCTGCAGTTTATCGGGGGCTGTATTTTTCCCACTCGATTTCCCCCAAATCTTCACCATCCCAGTAAGTGCAAATCTCTCCGAGAGTCGCCGCAATTTCTGCTATCTCCGGGAACATGTCCGGCAGTGTCTTGTCGGCAGTGTCGAGCCACCCAGCGCACCACATCTCCTGAGAGTAATATGCCATCACTCGAGGCAGGGCCCATCTGAGTAGATGGTTTGCGTTGCTTGGGGCGGCCGTGTAGTTGAGGTTTATCTCGGACCATGACCTTGCAACGTCTTCATTGTCGTAAAACTTTTCAGTACTCATAGACTAATTCTATATACACGGCTATGATGAGGGGATGACAGAAGGCGCTCTATTTCTTGCCGATGACCACTTGGTAATGGACTTTCCCTACAACGCTGAGCGCGTAACCGTTATCAAGACTGTTAATGGAGCAAAGTGGGACAAGGTTGCCCGAGTGTGGCGCGTTCCTATGGCGAGTATCGACGAGGCTAGAGAGCTTGCCGACAAGTGGGGTTTTATGATTGACGCCGCAGTAATGAAGTTTGACCTGCCTACACCAGAGAATGAAGTTAAGGGCGTCTACATGGATGGGGATTGGGTGTATCTAAGCTTCGCCTACGACCCCGTGAAGGTGCGCAGCGTTAAATCCTTGCCCGGAGTCACCTGGCACTCTAAAACAATGGCATGGCGCGTCCCTTCTACAGCGTTGCAAGAAGCAATTGAATGGGGAAACAAGTTCAATCAACCGATAGACGAGAACCTTTTTGACATTGCCGAAGACATGCAGCAGGTGAAGAATGAAACAATCGCAGCATCGCGCGCGAAAACGGCAGAGCTGGACATACCTGGCCTCGCAGGCGAGCTTCTCCCCTACCAGAAGGCAGGAGTTGCATATGCAGCCAATGCCCGTAGGTGCTTTATTGCCGACGACATGGGTCTAGGAAAAACAATGCAAGCCATAGGTACCCTCGAGTATGTCCACGATTCGTACCCCGTAGTTGTTACATGCCCACCAACTCTTGTTCTTAACTGGCGCGATGAAGTAAACAAATGGCTGCCTCACCGCAGGGTTGCTGTTGTAACCAATCGCTCGGTTTTCCCCGAGAAAGGTACGTACGACTATTTGATTATCGGCTACTCAAATATTGACCATTGGCAGAACCAGCTTAAAGGTCATCGCTCGTATGTCTACGACGAGTCGCACTACGCCAAGACACCAACCGCCAAGCGCACAAAAGCCGCTATCAAGATGGCTCGCTCCGCACCCAAGGAAGGGCTTGTTCTCTGCCTTACAGGAACGCCAATCACCAATCGCCCAGCAGAGTACGCAAGTCAGCTTGACATCCTTGGGCAGCTCAACAAGTTTGGTGGCCTGTGGGGCTTTTACCGACGCTACTGCGGAGCTTTCCGTGACAGGTTCGGTCAATGGCACATCGAGGGTTCGTCTAACCTTGATGAGCTTAATGAGATGTTGCGCAGTAATTGCTACATACGTCGCATCAAGTCCGAAGTGTTGTCGGAACTTCCAGCAGTACGTCACTCCAAGGTTGTAGTGGAGCCTAGTGCTGCAGCCATGAAGGAATACCTAAAGGCCGAAGAAGACATCATTGAGTACCTTGTTGCGCGTGCAAAAGAAATAGCCAAAGAGCTTGGTCAGTCTCCGTACTCTGCTGCCGTTCAAGCAAGAATTCGCGCCGAGTCAAACGAACACCTGGTACGCATCTCGGTCCTTCGCCGGCTTGCGGCAAAAGCAAAGATGGAGTCTGTAAATGAATGGATTGATTCTAAACTTGCTAACGGCGACAAAGTTGTCGTGGCTGCCCATCATCGCGAAATAGTTGACGCCATAGCCAAGAAGTATGGCGGGCTCAAAATTCAGGGCGGAATGACGGCAGAAGACGTTCAGGAGCATAAGAACTTATTTCAAACAGGTTCAATAGACGATGCGCCAGTTATTTCTTTGTCAATGCAAGCAGCAAAGACCGGACACACGCTTACAGCCGCACAAGACGTGTTGTTCGTAGAACTTCCGTGGACGCCTGCCGATGTAGACCAAACCTATAGCCGTTGCCATAGATTGGGACAAAAAGGAAGCGTAATAGCCACATACATCCTTGCTCAAGGAACGATTGACGAAAAGATTTACGACCTCATTAAGTCAAAGCGCAACGTTGTTAACATGGCCACAGAGGGCTCCGATGTAGAATTGAGTGATGGAGCAGGTCAGTTAATCTTTGACTTGATTAATGCAGGTCTGGAAAAAGATGGCAACGGAATGGCTAAGCGATGATGAGTGGCAATTTGAATGGCAGCTTTTTGAGATGCTCGAAGAAGGATTTATTGAAGCGGTAGGTCTTGACAAGTTCGGTGAAGTGCAACTCAAGTTTACCGAAAAGTACTACTCCGGATATATTGAATCAATAGCCTGGGACGACATGGAAGATGACGATTAGTAAAAAAGCAGCCCCACAACAAGAAGTTGTCGAAGTTATTCGGTCCGGCAGATGGGGAAAGGTCGAATACATACATAAGCTTTCCTGCGGACATGCCGAAGTAAGAAAAAGAGCAGCATCCACAACCAAGATTGCTTGTGAAGGGTGTCTAAAAGCCGAAATGGGTACACAGATGCTGGCTGAATTAGCCGGCGCTAAGCCCGTGTTCGCAGATTTTGCTGACATTCATGATGAGATAGCGTCTTATGTAGCATCATACGAGCAAGATGCGGCAAGAACGAAAGCAACTTTAGCCAAAAAGCTCGGTGTAGAGGTAAGTGCGGTAAACATCTACATTGATGAGACATCAGAATGGGGCGGCAGGGTTGTTCAGGCTGTTGTCTTCTTGGAAGCATGGGACATAGAACGAATCATGGGTTCAGATTCCATCTAGTCTTTCTTGTTCCTGTTCTTGCTGAATTGTGTATGCGCGAGTACCTGGACCAATAGGGCTTACGGCCATTGCGCTGAACTCGTGTATTAAGAGGTTTCTTGCTAGCAAATGTAGCGGGTAGGAGTACGGGTCCTTAGCGTGCTTCTTGCGGAATTCTGCGCAATACGCTTGCGCGCGCAGCTTCAACCCGGGAGTAACAATGTTTTCTTCTACGCATCTTTTTATTCCGGGCCACCCATCGCGCGCGTACTGCATGATTCGGCCTTCTAGGTCGTAGTCTGCCCATAGTCGGCGCTGCGCATCAATGTGCGGGAAGCATTCAAACAATCTGTCGTAGAACTCTGGCTCCGTAGCGACTACATCACCAAGGCGTCGAATTGCCACAGCATGTAGGGGAATACCTACACGCGTGTTAGAACCAGTCAGCGCAGCGCGGTCGTAATAGTCACAGTATGTTGCGTCATGCTCTTCTGTAATAAACTTAAGAACATCATCTGTTGTCCAGTCGTAAATAATTTTGGCAAACCGTAGAGGTATGTTTTTCTTCATGCGGTAAGGGGTGACAATGTAGTTCTCGTGCAATTTCTGAACGCACGAACGGTAGCGAATCATTGATTCATTTGCACGTACTCCGGTAATGAATGCCGTGCGGCCGTTTTTGCCCTGCATTGTGTAGTAGTCAATTGATTGTGGAAGAACCTTATTTGGGTCTAATCCGAAGTTCTCTGCCCGGATTGCGTATGGTGGCATTTCGCGCACTAGGCGGCCCTGTGATGCTCTATACGGCGACCAGAGCAAGCAGTACTCTCTGCGTCCGAGTACCCACACTTCTTGCCCTACTGGAAGGCAATACCACTCCATGTCGACCCAGTCATAGTTGCGCACTTCTTCTACGAACTTAATAACGGTAGGAGAAACCATTTCTTCATCGCGGAAGATTACCTTTACCGGTCCAAGTCCTCGTTCTTCATGAATTTCTTTAGCCAAGTAAAGAACAGCTGTGCTGTCTTTTCCTCCAGAAAACTGAACGCAAACAGTATCAAAAGTATCATAAACGTGTCGTATTCTTTCGCGCGCTGCGTCAACGCATGTCATGTCTAGAAATAGACGCTGTCGTGTCACGTCGCACCCTTGATGAGCTTCTTAATGTCGCAATAAGCGTTGTGGTAGGCGCTTTCAAGCGTTGTAGCAGAACGGCATTTAGTAGTTGTCTTTGTTACGAGACTATGTGCGTGAATTGTAAACATACCTTTGGCGTAGTGGATTACATATTCGTAGTTGTTCAGAGTAAACCATTTAGTGTACTGAGTGACAGTCGAGCTGTCTTCTAATGAATAATCGTGCCGTCTGTGTCCGTACTCTACGGGCATATATACCTCCATGAGCAACATGGGGCTGGCATACTTTTAAGCAACACCAGCCCCACGTTCCTGAACTTATTATAGCGACTGCGCCTCTCTGTGCGCAGTTATCGCTTACGCCCAGAATGGCGAATGTACGATTCCGCTGGTGGTAACAGTAGGGAATTCTGATGAATCTGCTGCCCAGGGGCGAATCTGCTGAAGCGAAGAGCCTTCAATCCACTTGTTAAAAGTGGTGATGAAGGTTGCAGCTTCAAGAACGTTCTTGCCTGCTGCACCCTTGCGCTTTGAGCCTCCACGACCAAGCCATTGGCGAAGTGCTAGAGCAGGGTTCATTGCCTTAAGGGATGCACCAGTCTCGATTGCTTTACAAAACTCCGCAACCTCTTGGCCGCTAAATCCAGCCTGAACACGCTGTTGGAACGCATGCACATAGAAGATAATCCATGCGCTCTGAATGCCTCCAGCAACAGACGAGATGCGTGACGCAATAGCGTGGGCATCCATTAGGACTTCCTCGTTGGCGTACACATACTGAAGGATGTCCTCAGCGGTGATGAGATTCATTGTTGAGCGGATTGTGGGAGAGAACCCTGCTTCCATCGCAACGAGAATACGTGCTGCTGGCTGAATGTTGTGTGTGTTCTTAAACCCAGCAACGGAAAGCACATCAGAGTGACTACGGGTCTTACCACGGTCGATTGTGCTGAATACCGAGATAGGAAGGCCAAGAACCAACACTGTCTCAAAAGAAACACCAGCAGAAGCACACGCGTGTAGGCGGTGCTGTCCATTTAGGAGTTGCATGTGGCCAGAATCTGTCAAGCCAATCTGGATTGACTCACCATTAAACACGTACTGTCCACGCTTGAGCACGTCTACGTACTGGCGTACGCGCGCGGGCGAGAGAGGGCGGTTGTGGGTATTGATGAGCGCCAGAAGGTGCTGGGCCAGCTCGGGGGTAATGGTTGCCTTTACAACTGCACCAGGGTTATTGATGCAGACTTCAGAAATGTCGGCAACAGTCAGGCTGGGTGCTTTTGAGGCATTTTCAAGAAATGCATTAACGCGAGCACTGCGAGTGATTGTAGAGACCGACTGGTCAATAATGCCCACGGAACCTGCCGTGTCAGTCGTGGGTGTCTGCGCCACGCCGGAAATAAATGTGCTCATTGTGAGCTCCTTCGTTAGGAACGCGGTTGCGTTCGGTAGGTGTCAAGGATAAACATGTCTTTGAGGGTTTTGCAACCCCATATCAAAAAAAATCTGCCTGAGGCGTAAATTTCTTACTGCTATTGTGAGTTACACGATATGTCACACGAACTTGAAATAAGCAGCTCCGGCAAAGCCAGTATGGCTTATGCTACTGGTGGAGATAGGTCTATCCCTTGGCACAGACTTGGCACGCCCATGGCTGGGTTGCAAACAATTGACCAGATGCTTAAGGCTGCAAATGCTGATTTCGATGTTCTTCTAACCAAAGTGGCCGCAGTTGATGACTACGGGAATCTGATTAGAAACAGTGATGGTTCTGCACTAATAGTTGAAGACAGTCGGGCCACCATTAGGCAAAACCTTGATGGCTCATTTAATCCATTAGCTACAGTTGGAACCAGATACGCAGTAAGGCAGAACAGGGAAGTGCTTGAAAGAGCCCTGGCTGTAGTCGGTGCTGACGAGAACGATGCCGTAATGGACACTGTTGGCGTACTGCGTGACGGTGCGAGATTCTTTGCGACAATAGAACTTGGAGGACTTGTTATAGACCCTGCTGGCGTCAACGATAAAATTGCTAGGTATCTAGTCGTTTCTGCCGGTCACGATGGCGTATGGCCTATCCGGTATGCAAACACAGACATTCGTGCCGTATGCAATAACACGGTCATCCTCGGACTGAAGCAGGCTCAGAGAGTGTTTACAGCACGACACACACGCAACGTTGACTCTGTGATAGACGAAGCGAAAGAAGTGCTTAGAATTTCGACAGTCTGGGCTGACATGTTCAAGATTGAGGCAGAAAAGATGATGAGTATCAACGCTGCGCCTAGAAGTAAAAAGTTGTCAGATGTTATTGACGGCGTATTCCCTAAACAAAAAGACGAAACTGCACGTCAACAGAAAAATCGCATTGAAACTATTGACGAAGTTCTATCCATCTATGGGAATAAACGGAACGCCGGAGGTTATGGCTATAACGGATGGTCCCTGTACAATGCAATAGTCGAATACTTTGACCATTCGCGCACAAGCGACACTTACGCCAATGCTGTTGCGTCCATGGATGAAAATTCATTTGTCACTCAGAAAAAGTTGCTAACTCATTCTCTGGTGATAAACTAAATGGATGGCACGCGACTTTTTTCCTGAAGATATGTTTGATTGGGAAGAGGACGATGATGACGAAATATCTATCGCCTTTGAGTCGGATGACGACCCATCAGAATTCATGCTTTATGATGACGAAGACTGGAGCGACCAGCGTCAGCGTCAAATATCGCAGTTTGTCGAGTACGCATACAAGAATGACGGCATTAACGCCATTACTGAAATACTGCACGCAGTAGAAGCTTGCACTCTTTGGCGTCTAGAGATAATCGCCGATTCTCACGGGTTAGACGATTACATTTTTGCGTGCTATGACAGCTTCGATAGCAATGCGTGGTTGTACTTTGTAAACTCGCCGGAGTTTGAGCAGATGACACGTGACATAACATTGCTTTCAAACATTGCTGCTGAGGCGTTTGTTCAGATACACTTCGACAAGAAGCCGACCTACAAGCAGGTATTCAGGGATTTCTTGATGCGTGCAGTGCGACGACTTAGTTAGCACTAGCTTTACCTACAAAACAACACCTACACCTACAAGGGAACAAACATGGACAGTACAGTGCGTTATATGCGCAATCTTGAGCTAAGGCCACCCGTAAATGGAGCTTGCATAGGTCACCCAACAGAGTGGTGGTTCCCTTCAAAAAGCGAGACATCCATACAACGCCACTGGCGCATTAAGGCGGTAGAGGTATGCAATCAGTGTGATGTTCGCCAAGAGTGTCTTGACTACGCAATTGAAGCAGAAGAGATATTTGGCATTTGGGGAGGGTTGTCTGCGTCTGCGCGTGAAGCAGAAACTCGTAAGCGCCGTGAACTCGGAACCCTTATCGTTCACCCACGTGTGATTAAAATATTATGAGTCAAGTATCTGGCTCGGTAGACAAAGTTCTTTCCCTACTGCAGGGCGTGCGTCAAACTGGCAGCAACCAGTGGATGGCTCGCTGTCCTTGCCGTAATGACGACAGCAACCCTTCGCTTGCTATTGCACAGGGCGATGATGGTGCTGCACTTCTTCATTGTCATCGTGGTGTGTCTTGTTCGGTAGATGAGATATGCAAGTCGGTTGGGCTTTCTCCGCGCGAGTTGTTTAATGATTCCGACGAGTGGAAGCCATCTCCACATTATGAACAGCAGGCTTCGTCTCCATCTCCGGCAAAGAAGAAGATGGGCAAGAAAATAGAGAAGACTTACCCGTACTGTGACGAGGACGGCAATCTTCTCTATGAAAAGGTTCGTTTCCGCTTTGATGATGGCAGTAAGTCGTTTGCTAATCGTCAGCCAGACCCATCACGTCCAGGCGAATATGTGTGGAACTTGAAAGAGCCTGCTGTGCGTCGTGTCCTTTATCGTCTCGACGACATCACTAAGGCGATTAAAAAGGGTGAGCCAGTATGGCTGGTAGAGGGTGAGAAAGACGCTGACACTCTTGCTGCTATGGGTATCCATGCAACGACAATGGATGGTGGCGCAGGAAAGTGGGACCAGTCCTACACGGACACTCTTGCTGGTGCACACGTTGAAATCATTGCTGACAATGACGAGGTTGGTAAACAGCACGCACTGAGTGTTTCAGAGAAGCTTCTTGCTGTTGGCTGTACCGGATGTACTATCTGGATTTCTAAATACGGTAAAGACATTACTGACCACTTAACATCAGGTCGCACATTCGACGACCTTGATTCGTATGAGTACTACGAGCGTCCAGAAGACTATCCAGAACTGGAGGTAGACGAAGGCGAAGCAAGCACCGAAGACAAACTCCTTGACCAAATAGCGGAAGTGTTCTCTAAAGACAAGTTGACGCTGACGCAAAAACTGAATCGTGCAACAATTCTTCTAGGTTCTGCTGACACCCGTGAGATAAGCAACCCAGGGCGTCTTGTTGTTTGGCAAGACTTTCTCCAGGAAGCTGAAGTCGATACCTACGACTGGGTTATCCCTGGCCTCCTAGAGAAGAGCGAACGCGTAATGGTTGTTGCTGCAGAAGGTGTTGGCAAGACAATGCTTGCACGTCAAGTGGCTATCTGTAGTGCTGCAGGACTGCATCCATTTACGTTTCAGAAGATGGAACCAATACGAACACTGACAATTGACCTTGAGAACCCTGAACGAATCATTCGCCGTACATCGCACAGTATTATGGCGCAAGCGATGCGTAAGTCTGGCGCACGAAGGGTAGACGCCCACTTGCTTTCGAAGCCCGCTGGTCTAGACCTATGTGACAGCAGGGACCGTATGTACATCGAGAGCGTGATTGAGCGCGTTCAACCACAACTCATTTGCATGGGTCCTATGTACAAGTCGTACGTTGATTCTGGTACCCGTACAAGTGAAGCCCTTGCTGTAGAAGTAGCAAAGTACCTAGACATGATTCGCGATGTGTATGGATGTGCCCTATGGCTTGAGCACCATGCCCCACTGGGAACCTCTATGTCTTCCCGTGACCTGCGTCCATTCGGTTCATCCGTGTGGTCTCGTTGGCCAGAGTTCGGCATTGCCCTAACTCCAGACCCCACCAACCTTGCTGGGTACGTTTACGATGTTGGACACTTCCGTGGAGCCCGTGACAAGCGCCCATGGCCGACCAAACTGGCACGAGGCACAGACTTGCCGTTTGTCGTACTAGAATATACAAAGATGGATTAAGGTACGGCATGGCCCAAAACACAAACAAAAGCTTGACACGCGAGTTCCTTGCAGAGAGGGACCTGCGTATATTTAAGATGCGCCAAGCCGGCATTCCAACGAGCGAAATAGCCAGAAGGTTCGGAGTTACGTCTAAAGCCGTGTCTTCTTCTGTGTCTAGACAACTAGAGAAGTTGAACCAGGAAGCCATACTGGCATACCCTGAGGTGCTCCGTATGGAGCTTGAGAGGCTCGATGCGCTGCAACAGGCTATCTGGCCTATGACACAGCACAGGAAGATATCCATGGACGATGGCAGCGAGGTTCAGGTAGAACCAGACCTCAAGGCCATACAGCAGGTTCTGTCAATCATGGACAGGCGCTCCAAGCTCCTCGGCATGGAGCAGAACAATGTGAATATTCAGATGGATGTCTCTACCCGTACGCCGATAAGGGCAGCTCTTGCTGGCGCTGTACAGGTAAGCGTGGCAAACCAGTTCAGCCCTGAAGCAGAGGCAAAGAAGTTACTAGAATTGATGGGTAAGTCCGGAGTCATGCCAATGGACTATATTGAGTCAATACTTGGTGAGAAAAAAGAACTAAGTCCAATTCTGGACGCAGAAGTTATAGAAATAAACGAGGAATCAGATGAGTAACGAGCAGGAAGACAACATAGAAGCAGCCATGGCCAAGGTTGCAGAGAACCTAACGCTGACCCGTAAGGCAAATACCGGCTCGGTACCAGGGGAACCGGCCCAAAAACAGGTGATGGTTCGTGCTTCAGAGATAGACCACGCTAGATGGAAGGAAGCGGCCGAAAAGTCCGGCATATCCATGGCTGAGTTCATTCGTGACGCTGTGAATATTGCTGCCAAGAACGCTCTTGAGTGCGACCATCCTGTAGAGATGAGAAAGAGTTACCCGTGGTCTGAATTTTGCCTGAAGTGCAATAGTAGGCTCAAGTAAATATGAGGTACTTAAATTACAATGACTTCATTGCTGCAGTGTCTACCCGTGCTGACTACGTAAGACGAGAGCACGACTGGCGTTACGGGCAGGCATTTTTCAATGTCTTGTTTGAGGAGATGCCAGAGATAGCAAACGAACTGCGCGCAACAAAGCTTGACCCTTTTCACAAGAACGCTATTGAGGCAGAGACGTACCAGCGTATCCGTGAACTGTACGAGACAAAGGCAATTAAGTGAGCAAAGAACTAAACGACCAGAACTTCGATTCCTTCTTGGGCTCTACAGACAAGTACGTACTTGTTGACGTGTGGGCTGAATGGTGTGGCCCGTGCTCTTTCTTCGGTCCAATCATTGAAGAGGTTGCAAACGAACATAAAGAACACATCGAAGTAGGGAAACTAGACGTAGACGCTTTCCCTCAGATTGCACAGAAATATAGCGTCATGAGCATCCCTACTGTTATCATATTTGATAACGGTCGTGTTGTGGACAGAATCGTTGGCGCGTACCCCAAAGACAAGTTTGTAGAAAAGATAAAAAAATATCTTTCGTGATTGCTTTCTGCGTTTAGGCGCGTTAGTATTTCAGCATGTCAGTTGACGATGCATCTAGTGATGGCGTAAGGCACACATTTGGACCCGTGGCTCCCTACAACACCCGTCCCCTCACAGTAGAGTCCGCAATAGTGTCAATCACTGCATGCAACAGGACAAAAGAAGCGCATGGTGGGACAATCCCATTTGATTGGAATATTGTTCTTACTTCTGAGCTAATGCTAGACGTCCTTAGACGCATAGTCAAATTCTCATAAGCCCTGATAGCTCAATCGGATAGAGCAACAGACTTCTAATCTGTAGGTTGTAGGTTCGATTCCTACTCAGGGCGCTAAACCGAAAGAACAGGAAAAACAAATGAAACTTACACATAGTCAAGCACAGCAGTACGTAGGAAAGTACGTAAACATCAAGACAGATTACTGGAATTTTATTGACGAGCGAGTCATTAAAGTTAGTGAACACGATGTTGTCACCGAGTATCATCACTGGCTTAAAACTCCAGAAGACGGCATTCTTCGGGAAAATTGGATAGATATTTCTCGTATTGAATCAATCGAAGAGGCATAAAAGTTTTTTGACTAATGAAAAAACTAAATGGAAACCCAAAAGGTGAGCTCGCATCATGGTTGCGCCAAAACGAAGACATACCAGGCGTTTCTGAAGCTTTGGCTAAATACAAAAAGAAATTCAACTTTAGCGATGACGAGTTTAAACATGCTTCCTCAATCAGGGAGATGGCCGAAATAAAAATGCAGCGCAACTATGGGTTTGTTAAACCAAAGCCCGGTCTCTATTACAAAGAGAGCTCACGAATCGTTTACCGCGTAGAGAAGAATGGCAATAGCTGTTCTTGGCGTCCTGCTACCCGTGACTGGTGGTCAAAGAGCGGTGACATGGTAAAACTCATGACCGATTACGGCATGGGTAAAACTGTCCTTCTTACGCAAGAGCTGGCGTCAAGGCTCGGATTGGAAGCTGGAATGTGCGTTGCATGCGGCAAAGCCTTGACCACAGCAAAAAGCAAAGAGCTAGGCATTGGGCCGACTTGTCTCAAATCAATTACTCAAACACATGACTAAATACAGGCCCCTATAGCTCAGTTGGTTAGAGCAGGGGACTCATAATCCCTTGGCCGCAGGTTCAAGTCCTGCTGGGGGCACTAAAAAGTAGACAAAAACAAAAAGGACTGGTACGATACCCGTATGATTACACTTCAGTTACATCGCAAGAAAAAGATGGACATCATTGCTCACTCGTTGACCAAGTCCGGCATCCCTATTTGGAGCGGCATACCAGAACTCATCGTCAAGGACCTCAAAGATGCTGGTTATGTCATAAAGAAGAAGAAATGACGCGGCAGAATTCACGCCCGGCGAAAGAAAAGAAAAACAAACGGCGATACGACCCCAGGACGAGCGATATACGTCCGAAAGCCGGTCCAGTAACTATACGTAAAGCAGACGGAACGACGGAACGACAACCGGCTAAACCTGGAACAAAATACGTAGATAAACCATACTCTTCTCCGCGTCCTAAAAACGTATCCTAATCAGGCTCTCGTAGCTCAGCGGATAGAGCAACAGTTTCCTAAACTGTTGGCCGTAGGTTCGAGTCCTACCGAGAGCGCCACCTACAACAGAAAGACACCCATGACAGAAATGTTAAGCATCTCTATACTCGTGTTCTCCGTGTGGTACTGCGGAGTACTGACTGGGCAAAAATGGAAATAGAACTTGAAGACCTTGTGACTCTTCGCTGCTGTCGCGATTGGCCCATTCATGCATACGCAGTGTACGGTCAGCAAATTGGTCGATGTGGCATATGCAACAACAGACCATCTGTTGTATGGGAGATTTACCCAGAGGAGAAGTATGCCCGTAACCAAGCGGGCTACACCCCTCCTCTTGAGGTTTAACGTACTGGACAGGCTCCTGTAGAGCAGTCATCCAGGTCCAACATGCCACCCGTGGCTGCCTGTAGAGGAATTGTGAAGTCAATCTTTGACACGCTCTTCTCGTACTGCTCTTTGGTGATTTCCTCGTATGGAGGAAGTGGGAAGTTGTGGTCAGCATGAAGCAAGAACGACACGCTCTTTACGCTTGAGTCGTAGTTATCCGTGAGCCATGCCTTGATAGATGGAAGCTCTTCCTTGCGGTAGTACACAGTTACAGAGACGGCGTTGTCAGCCCACTCTGTCTGCATCTTCTTGACCCACTCAAGCTGCTGTATTGCTGTCATCTCAGAGGCCAGTACTGAACCCGTAGGTGATTGGCAAGGGAACTCAACAACGTAACGAGTGTGGTCTTCACGTCCATCAATGCCAATATCCCACTGAACCTTGTATCCACGCTTGCGACATGCGTCTACAAGTGCGTCTGCTGCACCAAAGCGAACACGACGAGTGTAGTAAGGAGCGAACGCAGGGTGGATGCCAGGTGTTACGCCTGGGAGAAGCGACAGTGTTCCGGATGGTTGAACTGTCGTGAGGCGAACAGATGTAGGGAACCCGTGTTCCTTTGAGTATTCCTTGTCCAGTGCTTCTAGCTTCTTGTATGCAGGTGACAACCATGACACCTGCTCCTCTGTGCATTGGAGGATACCCGTGATGCTTTGGCCAAGACGTGCGTTTTTGCGAACGATGTCTGTGGTTTTGTCGTATGGGTAGTTCATGCGTGTAATGCTCTTCTGCACCATGTACAGAAGCTCTGATACTTCACAGAACTGCTCGTATGACTCGATGTTCGGCAGGAACAAGGTTGACAGGTTGCATGACTCGCCATCACCAAGACCAATCTCGGCACATGGGTTAAAGCCTTCGATGGTGTTGTCCACCTTGCGCTCACCAAGACGACCATATGTGCGAGCTAGGCGACGGTTGACGAGACCATATGGCTCTCCTGAACCATCGTACCCCTTCCACAGTTCTGGAAGAATCTCATCAAAGTGGTCAGCATAGATACTGTTGTTTGAGTTAGCTCTGTATGCAGGAACGTTACCCGTGGACCAATTCTTCGCACGAATGAAAAGAACATCATCAGGGTCGCCAATAGCAATCTGTGCGGAGCGGCGTGAAGAGCCAGATACTACGATTTTTCCGATGATGTTACATATGTCAAGCACATCAATGCTGCGAAGCTTCTTGCCTTCTCGGTTCTTCATGACCTTGCAGATGTCTTCTATGCCATCAATCAGTGCGCCTGGTCCGGATGCTGTTCCTCCGAACGTCTTGAGTGGTGCACCAAACTCACGTACCAAGATGGTGGAGTACGAGAAAGACTTACCCGTGTCGAAATATGACTTCAACACGCTGTGCAAAAGACGACGCCAACCAGTTCGTGAGTCGGGAACAATAATGTCTGCGTCGTTAGAGCGTTCGTGTGTGATTGTCACGTTTGGCTTTATCTTTGGAAGCTCATGTATCTTTGAGCGTTCGACAGAGAAGCCAACACCTCCACCAAGCATGAGGTAGTCAAAGAGAAGCTCAAAGTCTTCTACTGATTCGATGTTTGTGAAATAGCAGTTGTTAAGTGATGTGCCGCTGAACTGCTTAACCAGAGGTGTGCCTAGTTGCCACAGTGCACGACCTGAGAGTGAGCAGCGTAGGTAGAACATGTGGTCAAACAGTTGTTCTGCTTGGGGCTGTGATAGTGGTGCACCAATCTCAATAGCTCCATCAATAGCCCGTACGATGGTTTCAATCCACGTCTCATTGCGATTAAGGCCTGCTACTGGGCGGCTGTAGGTGCGAAGGTAAACAACCTCTCCTAATCCACCAAACCCCCAAGGTACTTGCTTATTTTCGTAAGAGGAGATGAATTCTGGAGTAAAGATTGACATAGCAACAGCTTTCCTGTAGGAGTGGGGAAAGACTAGTGTACATCAGCACATTGGTCAAATGCAGTCTAGGAAATTCCTAACTCTTGTGCTTTCTCGAGAGTTATATAACTGCCTTTGTGCACGGTGATTACTGTTGTTTTAGTAAATGGAGTTATCTGTCTGTCTTCGTAAACATCTTCTTCTACAAGAATCATTTGTGAATCTTTTAATGTTTCTAAAACACTGTCAGTAAATGCAATATGTGTAGGTCGCGCTGTATCTGTTGTGCAGTCACCCGTGGGGTGTTGACAGACAGGACATGTTTGTCTATCGGCTCTGATGATTGGTATTCCACCTAGAACTACGTCATCGTTACGGAATGCGCTCATTGCTCTATTTTACAGCACTTGACTGTGCTGTTGCAGTTGTTATCGCTTGAACCAGGCGAGGAAGCGCTTACGTAGTGCTGCTGGCTTTACGTCGTTAGCGTAGATGACCTTGCCATTCACTGTTGCAGAGATGTTCGCAGTTGAGGTGGATGAAGCGGTATTGAATGCTTCCCAAATCTTTTCTGCTGACTCAACTACATTCTGTACGCTGTCTGTGTTACCCGTGGCTGTTTTGGCCGCCTTCTTGGCTACTGACTTCTTGACAGAAGGTTTCTTAGCGGAAGGCTTCTTAGCAGGGGTCTTCTTGGCAACAGCCTTCTTAGCGACAGCCTTCTTAGGAGCTGCCTTCTTAGCGGTTGTCTTCTTTGGTGTTGGTTTGTTTGCCATGCTTGACAGATTAGTCCACCTGATTCCCTGGTGGCGGAAGTAGTCGTGTAGCTTGGAGTGATGGGAGAAGCCAAATATCCACATCGTCTTGACAAGCTAGCCATCTCTATGATGTCGGCTATGAATGCCAAAGAGCAGGCTGTCAAGAAATACGGCATAGGCGAAGAGATACCCCTCAGTATTATCTGCTGGTCAGGGGACAAGATAAGTCTCGTATTGTCAGCATCTTGGGAAGTACAGAAAAGCGCGCCTTCTGACAGATTCGGCAAGGTTAATGATGCACTGTGTATAGCAAGGAAGGGATGGGGTATCGACGCCTTCACTCTCATTGCTGAGGGGTTCTGCTCTACTGACCCCTCTGTTACTGATGGCATGGACCTGAGAGAGGCGTTCATCAAGCCTGGTATGCCAGTGTCTGAGTGTATTGCCATCACACACACAGAGCCAGAAGAGGTGACCTTCATAGCAAAGCCATTCTCACTCACGTATCCAAAGAGGGTTGTATGGGAAGAGGAGCTGTACTTTCCTGGACAAACAAGGATACGTGGTCAAGACTCTATGTATCCAAGACTAATGAGCAAGGTACTCACTGATGTGGAGTATGAATTACCACCCGTGGACGAAAATGCGTATTACGAAGAGTTGAGCGAGGGCCTAGCAGAGCATGGCTTTGCATGCCAATGGCTATGATGTGGTCGTGGATACTGAGCACAGTAGGCGTCATAGGGCTGTACCTAGTAGGCAGGAGGCATTGGTGGGGCTGGTGCATAGCCTTCATCAATGAGTGTCTGTGGTGCGTGTATGCGGTCTCTACTAAGCAGTATGGGTTTATCTTGGGTGCTATGGCATATGGCGCTATACATGTAGTCAATGCCACTAAGTGGAGGGGTGAGTTACCCGTATCGCCCGTGGACTCCTAGGCGATTCACACACAGTAGAAGCGTGACTCATAGACACACAGTTATACACTCAGGTAAAGCAACTAGGTATGCGCTTATCTCCACGCTTGTAGATGTCAACAGTAGAGAGATGTTCTGGCTTGATAGTTCCACTGTACGTGTACGACACGAGCTTGGATGGCAGGGTATTGGTGTGCACGTCTCCACTATCGGCCTTATTCACTGTGAGTAGTGAGCGGTCAAGGTGCTGTGTGGATACAGCGAGTACGACAGCGCTGTTGTGGTGCTTACTGTCTATGCTGGGCATCTCTACTCCATCTACGACTATCCAAGACACACTGTCTATACGAGTGTAGTTACGTGCTGCTAGGAAGCCTGCTGAACAGTCAGGGTCATTGGCTAAGTTAATTACACCAACATCATTAGGGACTAGGCCTATCGAGTAGATGAGGGGTATTACGTCATCTAATGTGGCATGGTAAATTGTCTTTGGAATCGTGTCTTCTAGTAGCATTGCAGCCTTCTTACTGTATGTGTATATGTGAATCATAGCGACTATCTCTGTGTGGTCCTGAGCATTGAGGCGATTCATTCTGATAGGCAGGTGAACAGGCAGGCTAATAACTAATTATTTATTGGCTACATAGGAATGAGAGTGGGGTCGGCTTGCAGTGTAAGTATCGGGGCTGTCGTGAACTTTCCGCTATCCGATGCGGGGAGGGGGGGAGCGTGCGGAATATTTTTAGCACCAGCATTCCTTGGATAGATTTATCCAAACCTGGTCTAGACTGACGTCATGAACAAGATTCTTTCCTTTTCAATCATTGCCGGTTGCGTTTTGCTTGTTGCCTATCTAGTGCGCAAGCTTACCCCTAAAAAATACTGGAAAGATACCTATTTCAGATAAATTTATCCGATAAAAAAGGGCACGAAAAAAGCGCCCCCCGAAAGGAGCGCTTCAATCGTAGGAGGTTGAACTATTTAGCCCTCGGTGACGGTGAATGCAACTGTCATGTTTGCACCAGCGGTGCTTGAACCAACAC